CAGCAGGGCTTCGCTGGCTGTCACTTTGTCAGCCGTGACCGCGCCATTCGCCAGGCTGATGGTGCCTATGCTACCGGCGACGAGGATTTGCTGGGCCATGAGCACGTAGTTGGCGTACGCCGTCCCGTTCCACACTTTGATGCCGGTCACATTCTTGTTCTTGTCCAACTGGAACCACAGGTCACCCGCTACCAGACCGGTATGGGATGGTTCGCTCGCACTACTGAATATCTTATTCTTCCCGTCAGCGGTGGTTTGCGCGGCGGTAGCGGCGGACTGAGCTTGCTTGGCCTTGTTGTATGCGGCCTTCGCAGCCTCATACGAGCTGGACAAGCTTACCGGAGTATAGTCGAACGAACCGTCCGAGAACACCGTCACGTCAACCGTGTATAGGCTGTTAGTGGCACCCTCCGTGTAGGTCGGTTCAGTAGTCACCCACGGGGATGGTGCCGGATACACGGTCGGTGCGGTAGGGGCCGACGCCGTGCTGGCCTTCAGCTGGAAGTAGTGCGACGTCGAAGCAACATCAGTAACCAGTGCCAGTGTCACATCATCGCGTGCTATTACCGTCATGCCGTCTCCAATTGTGCCGTGTACGACGCCTTCCCACTCACGTCACCAGCGTCAATCGTGTACGTGGCACCGGAGCCAACCGACGTGCTGCCACCATTCTGATACCATTTGACGGTCCCCAACGCGGTGAGTGCGGTACCCGTTACCTCGGCCCCAGCCTTATACACGTGGGCCGTGAGCACGGTTTCAATACCCGTATTACGGAAAATAAAACCGTTGGATGAGGTGACCGTCAACGTAATGGCATCGGCACCATTCGACCCATTCGTACCCGCGTAGGCAACAGAGTAGGCGGTAGTACTCGTCGAATCCGTGTAGGAGGTAACCGTCTTAGTCCACAAATACTGTCCGGCCGGAACACTCGGCACCGAAGTACCCCATGTGCCAGTCGGCGGCGTCGTACCCGACGTGCCCACCTGGAAGGTGACCGCTGGCGTGCCACTAATGCCCTTACCATTGTTGCCAGCATCACCCTTGGCCCCCATCATGCCAACGGAGTAGGCGGTGGTCGTCGACGAATCCGTGTACGTGGTGACGGTACGCGTCCACAAATACTGGCTAGCCGAAACCGCTGGGATAGTCGCAGACCAAGTGCCCGTCGGCGCGGTGGTGCCACTCGCAGACGCCTGATACGTGACAGCAGGCGTTCCACTAATCCCCTTACCACTGTTGCCGGTCGTGCCGGTGAATGCGATACCGAAACTGAAAATCTTATGGACCACGATATCGTCACCAACATGCACGGGAATGTCCACATTGCCCGGAGCAGTGACCGACGAGGAAACCGCGATCGTCAGCGTGGGGGCAGTCGCATTCGAGTCTTTCGTAACCGTGACACCACTGGGAGACACGACCTCCGACAGGGTTACTGAAGCAGGTACCTGAGTTGATCCCTGCATGGCAATCACCTGCGTAGTGGTCGACCCGGCTTTCGCAGCGGTAGTCGTCCCCTGAAACGTGTATACCTCCGAGGAGAGAATAATGCTATACCCGTCGGTCAGATCGACAACAGTGGTTTGTGCGGATGCAACAATAGCCATAATGACTTCTTTCACTTACTGATATGATTTACGACATGACGTCCGCAGTGAACGTCACAGAAACGTCCACATTGTCGGGAGACAACGTGAGCGAGAACCCATCGTCGGTGACCATGGGATCGGAATTGCTGATAATGACCGGAGTGCGTTCCGATCCGGTGAGCGCGGTCCATTGGATATACGCGCTGGATCCCAGCACGTCATGCAGCTCGTCCAACGTCGTCACCCGTCTCGCGCCGCACAATACCGTGAGCCGTAACGTGGTATCAATGTCATTGTTGTGGAACGCGATCCCACGCGTGGCATGAATGTCTACCAGTATGGCACTATTACCAGTGGTTCTAGTCGGGGAAGACATCACCACCCGGCCGTCACCATACGTGGAAGTCGTTCGCATCCACACGTACTGGTTAGCTAACGGTTTCGGCTCATCCGTGCTCCACCCGTCATCCGGCGAAGTGGCGTCACTGTCGGACACTGCATACTCCGTCGTAATGTTCTGAGCCGCCTTACCCGCCTGATTCAACGCGTTCTGCGCGTCCGACTGGGCTTTCTCCACGGCATCCGGGTCGACAGCTGACTGCACCACCACCGTCACCGGGTCCGACGGTGTGGAGGCGTTCGGCGTGCTGTTGCCCTGCGCGTCATGCGCGTCGTCATAGCCTATCGCCCATACGGTCAGCTTCGCGCCCGGAGTCAGGTCCGCGAGCTGTTGGGAGCCCGCTCCATACAGGACACCGAAATCATAGTCGTTGCCCTCGTCGTCAGTGGCGAGCAGCTGGAGGTGACCCCAGTCGAATGGCCTCCCACCCTCCATGCTCCCGTCCCAGCCGACGAACACGGCGGCATTCTTCGAGCTGACGGACAGTCCGGTCGGCTTGCCAGGCGCGGTGGTGTCTCCCACCCATGGGGCCACGCCGGAGGCACCGGCGTCCACGCCGATGAGGGTCTTCGACCCGTCCGCGTTCGGGATGGTGACGCTTCCGGCGTTGCCGGTCTGCTGGGTTGATGCGATCAGCAGCGCGTCGGCGGCCATCCCCAACGCGATCGATATATCGTCCTTGCGGGTGATATCCGGGTGCAATGCCATGAAGAAACCTCCGTCAGTGAGAGTAAGTGAGAAGCAAGTGAGAACAAGTGGGAATCAGAATGGTGCGGGCACCACGTCGAACTGGAGTTTCACCGCATCCGACTGGTCACCCGACATTTTCATGAGCCGAATCGGATACGAGTCGTCCGGCAGACGACGGTGGCCGCGAATATGGATGTTGAAAATCTCGCCGGGCCAGAACGACCCCAACGGGTGCGCGGGCCGCCCATTGCCGTCCAGGTCGTTGACGTGGATGACGCCGGACAATTGCATCATGACGCGCCTGTTCGAGTTCAGAACCGCCATGGCCTTCGACTTGAGCTGTTTCGCGTCGTTCACGTCCGTGTCCGACCAGTTCGACTCCATGAGGATCGGCGGGTCGGGTTTGGATGTGATCTCGGACATGTCTTCCGCCAGTGCGGTGACGACGCTCTCGTCCGTGCCCGCGCCGGTCGCATAGATGCGCTGCGTGGCATGCTGGTAGTCGACGACCACATCCTCCAACGACCCGCCCTGCGGCGAGCACGTCAGGTCGATCGGCTCATGGTCCATATCAAGGTAGACGTCCGCGTCCGACCCGGCGAGGAACCGTACACGGCACGACGCGTCATCCTTCCAATAGGGGCGGAACGTCATGTCGGGCCCGTTCTGCACGTTCACGATGTTCGTCAGCAGGGTCTTCACGGCGATGTTCTGCACGTTCCACGCCTTATACTGCGTGCGCTGATGACTGCCCTTCTCACCCCGGTACGTCCAGTCAAAGGGCAACGCGCCACCATTCTTCTGCTCCGTAGCCAAACTCCCTAGTTCGCTGGCGATGCCACGGAACGACAGGCCGTCAAACGTGATGACGTCCGTGCTCTTGCCGTCATGGAACATGCCGTCCCTGATCGCATACCGGCTGGCGAGCAGCGTCATCGGGCTGAGCAGTGGGAACGTGGTCGCATCCCACGAATCCTCCGGAGCACCCAACGCCCCCCACCACAAGGGGACGCCACGTGGGTCGGCCATGCCCTCGTACATCCACGATGAGACGATGGCCCTGCGTCCGATGGCGAGCATGCCGTTGACCTGGGCGGGCGTTGATCGGTGCAGGAGCATGCCGTCCGCAGCGTATTCGTCGAACTGCGAAAACGGCACCGACAGGCTCGACGCATCCGTCTCGCCCGGATTCCGGTCCGTGGTCGAGAACCCGAAATCTGACACGCTCATCTCCCACGAGAACGACGGCAGGTCGATACGCCTGATGATCCTGCCGGTGCGCGCGTCCGTGAGCCAATGCGCCCACGTCACTTCGCCACGCTGCCGTCTACGACCTCGACATACCGAAGTCCACGCCACGTGAACGCCTTGCGGTTCGTGTTCGGCCGCACCTCCACATCGACGCTGTGTGCCCGACCGCCCGACAGGACGATGGGGAACGACACCTGCTGGCGCGCCCACACCGGGAACACGGGGCATTCGTCAAGGCCGTCGGTCATCACCTGCCCGTCGACCTTCAACCTGGCGTAGAAACTCGAAAGCACCTCATCGGCGCTCGACGCACGGTACACGAACCGGACCGTCACACTGCGGTCCACGGGAAGATACTGGGTCGTTAACGCCGCCTGCCCCCACCAGATGTTCGGCCGCCAATCCTGCGTCTGCGAACCCGTGTTCGCCTGGTAGCCGATGCGGTCGAGGCCAACGCCATACGGGATCGCATAATCGATGTTCCCGTACGGGGTGGCGGCGTTGGTGTTGCTGCCGCGTGACGGCATGAGATACAGCGCCAATGCGAGCCCTCCCGCCGGTAGGTTGGGGATGACCGGAGATGCAGACGGGACGCCCTGCTGCACCTTCACGTGCACCGTATTATCGGATTCAACGGTTTTCGACAGCATGTACACCACGTCGATGCGGCTGTATGTGCTATCGCCGGCGTCGACCGCGTTCTCCGTCACGCCTCCGTTCCAGTAGGCTTCCGTGTACCCGTCCGCGGCACTCATGCTGCATATCGCAGCTCCGGCCGACACCTGATATTTGAGGTCGCCGCGACCGGACACGGTGAGACCCATGACCACGCCCGTGTTGTTCCAATGCTGTTTAATCAGCAGCCGGTGGGTCAGCGGGTCCAATCCCACGCCGTTCGCGTCAGGTGCGACACCCAGTGCAGTGGTCATAAGTTACCTCCAGAAATACGTAGACCCCTCGGTCATGAGGGGTCTGAAATCAATCGAATGCGTGGGTTACAGGTACGTGTCACGCATGGTGACCGTCACCCATCCGGAGCCGGCACTCATCAGCCGCAGGCTCATTGAACCGCCCGCGGGAATGGCGGGCAGGTCACGACCAGTCAGATACCGACCCACATCCACGCCACCCATCGACGCGGCCACATTCCGCGGGTCACACTGCAGGACCAACGGCACCATGCCGATAGCACCCGTGTACCGGATCACACCACCAGACCCCGTTTGTATCTCCACACCAGCGGGGAACGAGCCGGTCACCGTCAACGTCGGATACGCCAGCGTCGTACCATGGTTCGACAGGACCGCGAGATTCCGCTCCCCACCAGCCGACACCCCATACGACAGGCCCCTGCCGTCCGGCCCATACGAGAGCCCCTTGCCATCAGGCCCATACGAGAGGCCTCCGCGCACGCGACTCACCGGCATCAGCTGGGATTCGGACGCAGCCCAAGACAGGAGTTCAGGACGCTGACAGACAATCGTCAACGTACCAGCGAATTTGCCGTCCGACCATGTGGCCTCCACGTCGCGCTGGCAGTAACCGACGCAGTACACATCGCGCTGGGCGTCGACCACGCGCAGCCTCACGATCCGCCCGGCCGACGCGGCCAACGCGTTCAGATGCGCCATGGCATCGGACCGCCCGTTGCCCATGGCGACGAAGTGTACGGTCAACGTGCGTGCCGCATACTGCACGTCCGATTCCGCGACGTCATGCCCGCCATTGCCGTAGGAGCGTTCCGTCGCCGTGACCTTGAGCGCCGGAGAGGACAGAATCCCCTCGATGCCCTCCTTCGCGATGCCGAACCCGTCTGGGATACCGTCATCGGCGGACCCCGACAGGTGCAGCGTCGTTCCGTGGAAGGACAGCTCCGCATAATAGGGGACCATGCCCATGTCAACTCCTTCCCGACAGGCTCACACGGGCCTGCGATGCGACGGTGCGGGCGAAGATCGTGCCATGCGAATACGGGTCTCTCATCCCGTAGTTGCGCACGTCGAAGTTCTGCACGACCTGCTTCGGTTCGACGTCCACGGGCTTGTCATGGTCTCCGGAACGCTTGGAGAACAGCAGCTCCTGCTGACTGCGGTTGAGCACCAGTTCGGGTGACCCCGAACGGTTCTCGACCAGCGTCATTCCCTTGTCGAGCACGCCACCGGTGTCGTAGAGACGCCGTGGCACGATGCCACCGGTCGCATACCCGCCCGGACGGTTGAGCGCGTCGAGCGAACCATACCGGTGGATCGCATAATTCAACCCCGCGTAGATGTTCGCCAACGGATCGGTGATCGGCTTGCCTGCGAACGGTCCCGCATAGGCCCGGAAGGTACCGGGAATGGTCTGCATGAGCCCTTGCGACGGCATGCCGGCCTTCGCGTTACTGTCTGTCAGGTTGATGGCATTGGGGTTTCCACCACTCTCCTGGTTCATGCGCCGCAGCACCGTATTAAGCATCGATGCGGGCTGCCCCAGCATCTTCAACGCCTGCAGGACCTGCGGCGTCCACTGCGCGACGCCCGCACCGGCCTTGAAGCTGCCAGCTCCGCTGACCGAATCCCACAGGCTCTTGGCCTTGTCGACCAGACCGTTGGCGATCATCATGGGGAACCTGGCGATCATGGTGCCCCAGTTGCCCGCACCGATGCCGGATAGCATCGATTTGACGGGGTCCACGATCTTGCCGCGAATGTACGCTCCGGGATCCTTGGCGAAGTCAACAACCGCACCGGCGACATCGGAAACCACGTCCTTCGTCGCCGTCCATGCGTTCGAGGCAACGTTCTTTGTAGCGCTCCATGCGTGCGATGCCATATTCTTGGCCTTGCCTCCGACACCCTTGAACCAATTACCGACGCCTGACAGAAAACCGCCGATGCCGAACCGTGGCACGACGCCACCGGTCGCATAACCCATCATGTCACGCCTGACGGCCTCGGGGCCACCCTGGCGGGCGATGCGATTCCACCGGTAGATGTTGTCCGCGCCGACCGCGCGCGTCCATTCGGGCACCATCCACGCCTCGCCCGGAGACGTCATGGCGAGCACGGTGTCATGCCCTGGAGCATAACCGGCGTTGATGCCGCCGTTCGCGAACTTCGGCGCATCGGGCAGACTGAGGTTCAATCCGACCGCGTGCGCGACGGAATTCCACACCTTCTCGATGCCATTCGTGTACACGGTGTTGACCACCCAGCGCACCGGGGATGCGGCGGCATCCTTAACCTTGTCCCAGCTCGTCCGAATCCAGTCACCGGTCTTGCTGAACGCCTCGCCGATGCTATGGATACCGGATTTGAACGGGTTGACGACATGGTCGCGGATGAAACCCCATCCGGCATCGAATGCGCCACGGATGCCGTTCCATACCGGTGCGATGACGTTGTTGTACAGCCAACGGAAGATGGTAGCCCAACCGTTCATTTCACGGTTCCACGCGTCTACCACCACGGTTTTGATGAAGTTCCACGCCGCGGTGAATGCGTTTTTGATGCCGTCCCACACCGGTTTGATGATGGTGTTGTACAGCCAGCCGAAAACGATGCCCAATCCGTGAATCTCACGGTTCCAGGCGTTGATGACGGTGTTCTTGATCCAATTCCATGCGGCCGAGAACGCTGTCTTTATCCCATTCCAAGCGGGTTCGATGACGCTGTGCCACAGCCACGTGACTGGTCCGGCCATCTGATGCCAGGCCAGCACCCACGGGGTGACAAGAATCGTGGCGAGCAGGGTGATGATAAAACGAAACACGTTCACGATGCCGGTCCCCACCGTTTTTATACCGTTCCATAGCCACGCCGCGCCCGCCCGCACCCTATTGAATGCTCCGACGAAGAACCCGGCAAACGGGCCGGAGAACCAGTTGCCCACAGCAGAGGCGGCACTTTTGATGCCATTGAATGCACCCAGGATGAAGTCTCTGAATCCCTTGAAGTGATTCCAGCAGTAGATAACCGCCGACACCACGGACGTAATGCCGAGAACGACCCAACCCCACGGGCTGTCGAGGAACGCCAACTTGAGGAGCTTCATGCCGCCAGTGAAAATCATATTGGCGGCAGTACCAGCCTTGGTGATGGCGATGTAGGCCCGCACACCGCCAACGAGGGCGACGAGGGAACCCGCCATGCCCGCTAGCACGCCGACGAGAACCTTGTGCTTCGACGTGAAGTTGGCGATGCCCACGGCCGCGTTCGTCAGCCCGCGCATGCTGGATGTGATGGCCGGAAGGAACTTCGCCGCCATCGTGATTCGTGCCACGTTGAGTGTCTGATTGAACCGTTGCGTCTGCACCTGCGCCGTGTTCTGGGTTTCCGCCCATGTGGCGATGTCGGCACCGTTCTGCTTGGCAACCTTGGAGATGCCCGCCACGTTGTTGGCGAACGCCTTCGTGCTACCGCCCGACAGCATGAGCGCCGTGTTCATGCCGGTCGCGCCGCCCATGATCTTTTTCAAAGCATCCGTGTACGTCTGGGCGGCCGGGGAGCCAGACTTCAACTGGTCGTTGAAGCCCTTCGACTTCATGTACATGCCGTCCCACTGGCGCAGCAGGTTCGCCTGCGTAGCAGGAAGTGACTGCATGCCCTTGCGGAACTCGCCCATGGTCACCGAACCGTCCTTGACGCCCTGGGCGAGCGTCAAAGCCTTGCCGGAGAGCTTCGAGAACATGGTCGACGCGTCCTGCGCCGCATAGGATGACTGGTTGAACGTCTTGAGCAGGATGGTGCCGGACGGCCCCATGTTCTTCAAAATCGACTGCGTGAGCATGCCGATGGTGCCGGTCAGGCCGTTCTTGCCGAGATTCTTCGCCACGTCGACGGAACTGATGCCGAACTGCTGCATCTCCTTGACCGCGACCGCGTTCGGAGCCTGCAGCGCGCGGATCGTGTTCGACAGTTCCTGCGTGGCCTCGTCCGCGCTCGTGCCATGCGATGTCAACGTGGCGATCGCACCACCGACCTGCGCAAACGACAGCCCGGCCGCCGAAGCGACGGGGAGCACGGTGGACAGGGACCCGGCGAACTCCTGCATGGTGGTCTTCGCCTCGCCGGAAGCGGCGACAAGTTGGTTCGTGACGGATGACGCTTTGGAAGCCGGGATATTGTAGGAGCGCATGATGGACGTCAGGGCATTGGTCATGACGCCGAGATCGACCTGCTCGTCCGTGGCGCCCTGGGCGGCCGCCTTGAGGACCTTCAGGCCGTCGGCGCCACGCATCTGCGCCTTCTCCATCGTGTACATGCCCTCGGAAAGCTGCGAAGTGCTGATGCCGGTCTGCACCGCGATGCCCTTGATGCCATCGGCCACGAGACCGAGCGCCCGCTGGCTTTCACCACCGGCGGTGACCAGCAGGTTCATCTGCTTCTGGAAATCCTTAGCCGCGGTGAGACTGTTTGACACCCAGGAGACCAGCGAATACGCGCCGACGGTGACACCCAAAGCCGACACCATGCCCCGTGCGGATCCGAGCGCGCGTCCGAAAACACCAGTCGACTTGGCGGCCGACGCGTTGGCAACGCTCACCCTGTCGAGCAGCCCGGGATGGCGTGATTCGGCCGCGTTCAGCTCGTTCTGCTTCGCGGTCAACGCGGTGTCGGCCTCGGCCTTCGCATGACTTGCGGCGGACACCTGCTTGGTCGCGTCGGCCAGCTCGTCGCTGGTCTTCCTAGCCTTAGCCTGCGCCGTAGTCAACTGCGCCTGGGCTTTCAACGCGCGTGAGGAACCCTCGCCGTACTTCTCGACCTGCTCCGCAAGACGCGCCTCAGCGGCCTGCACCTGCTGGTCGGCGGCCTTCTGACGATCACGGGCCTGCGCGATGTTCCGCGTCGCCTCGACCGCCGCACGCTCCGCCTGCTGCAACGCCGAACGCATCGACTCCACCTGCGACTTGAGCACGTCACTGGCGGACGCCTCGCTCATCGTCGCGCTGAACGCACGGCCTGCGGAACGGCCCGCCTGCGATGCGGCAGCGTTCGTGCCCACCATGAGCGCCTTCGCGAAACCGGCCATGTTCGGCATCACATCAACCCATGCAGCTCTCCCGGCCATGGTCACTCTCCAAACATGTGTCGTGCGAGCGCGTCGAGCATGTCGCCATGCGCGGCGGTTCGGTTCGTTTCACTGGTTTCGCGTCCCCGGCGTTGTTCCTCGGGGTTTGGTAGGTAGTTGACGTCGTCGGCGTCCATGGCGTCGTTCTGGTCGCTGAATGCGTTGTGCAATTGCACGATCTGCTCGCGCAGTCGCCCCTCGACGTTCCACGCGAGCCATTCCGAGTCGCGCCACTGCGTCAGCCCCTGGATGAGGACGCGCAGACCGCGCAGGCTCAGCCGTCCACGCCAGAACTCGTCTATGGGGTCACGTGGCGCGTATTCGCGGCAGAGAGCCGCCTCTAGTTCCTCGGGGTGGCCTCCGTTGTCGAGCAGACTCAGCGCGTCGTAGGTTTTCCCTCGGCGTCCTTGTCGCTCATGGTGGGCAGGTCGTTCTCCTGTGTCAGTTGGAGGAGCATGAGCACGGCCGTGTCCTGGCCGCCGGACTTGATGAACCGCTCGTACTGCTCATCGCCGAGGATGGCCCTGACGAGGTCGGAATTGGTCGCGTCGGGCTTCGACTGGGCGCGCACGATGCGCCGCGACTCCTCGTTCGTCTGGTACAGGGGGTGCCGGTAGCGGAAGGTCTCGGCCTTCGCGCCCTCACCCACGGAAAACTCGATGAACTCATGCACGTCGGGATGTGATTCCTTGTACTTGTTGATGATCTGCTGCATCGAAATGGCGGCCATGGTGATCCTTTACTTGAAAGTGTTGTACTGAATATGGGTGGCGGCCCGCACGGGGCCGCCATGATGGTGTGCGACTCAGGCGTGGACGGCGGGCGAGCTCTCCATGTGGTAGGAGGCCCCGTTGCGGGCCGGATCCTTGTAGACGGTGAATGTGGGGTTCTCGGTCTCCGCGTCTCCACGGTTCAGGGTGCGGTCGCCGAAGTCGGTGATCTTCACCCGGTAGGCTGCCTCGGCGCGGTAGGTGGCCTGGTCGCCGACCCCGTCCTGTGAGAGCAGGAGCAGCCGGTAGTAGGGGCTTTCGGACGCGCCCTTTTCGTCGATCGACCACTTGGCGCCGTTCTGCGCGGGCCACGCCGAAACAGGCAATCCGGCCATGAGGCTCTTCACCCAGGCGCTCATCTCGCCGAATTCGACCGCGAGCGTGCGGCTGGAACTCGACAGGTCGGAGCGCACCGGGTCGAGATCCTGCAGCATGGTCGTATCGTCGGACTTGCTGTCCTTCTTCGCTGTGAAGCCCTTCGTGGACACGTAGCCCATGTTCTTGAAACCGTCGGGCAGCTTGATGGGAAGACCGGTGGTCGCGTCGAAGAACGCGGCCGGCATCGGCGTGGAATAGTCGGCGAGCGCCAGGATGGCCGTGCCATGCTTGCGCACGTAAGTGGAATTGTCGGCCAGCTGATCGGCGACCGACGCATAGGTTGGATCTACCATATTTTCTCCTTGATTGTTGTCAGTTCGCCGTCAGTGGTCTGACGGTGATGGAATAGGTGGCGACGTAGCGGAGCACGTCCGGGTCGCCGTAGTCGACGGCGGCGAACGATCCGCCCGTCACCTCGTCCGCGTAGCCATACGTGTTGCCGTTACCGGCGAGCTTGCACATGGCGATGTCGACCGACTGGGAAAGCCGGTCCATGACCCCTTGTGATGGTGCGAACAGGTCGATATCGATGGACGCGGAACGCTCATAGCCATGGACATAGCCGCTGGGAGCGCCACCGACCTTGACCACCGGCATGATGGACTTCAGGTCGTTCGGCGTGCGCGTCCACACATCCATGTGCAACTGGTCAATGAGCCAATGCCGCACCAGTTGCACATGGATGGGGAACGGATGCTCGTAGCGCAGCATGTCAGTCCCCCAATTGGGCGACCGCACGAGCGAGGATCATGGTCTTGGCCTTCTGGGCCGTGCCATGCTCCTGCGCTTCGGCGTCCTCCGAGTCGGCGATGACGCGCGCGTACGGTCGTTTCAACCCCTGGCGGGCCTTGGTGCCGGGTCGCGTGCCCACTTCGATATGCAGACTGTCGCCGAATTGGGTGGCATGCTCCTGGTAGGCGATGCGCTGCGCGATGGGCAGCAGACGCTGCGCCTCCTCGAGCAGGGCGCGACGCACCACGTCGGATTGCGCGGCCTGCTGGATGACCGAATCGTCGGGAACGTACGGGATGGGCATCAGCCGCCGCCTCTCATGAGATAGATCTCGGAATGTTCGAGCATTCGGTCGCCGACGAAGAGTTCGCCGATCGCGCCGCTGATGGAAAGCGTCAGCCCGCGCCATGTGACGATGCTGTCGGGCGTGACCCCGAGGTCGGTCAGGTGCACGCCGTCGGGCGAGTTCAACCGCCATCTTTCCTGCGTGACCTGGCCGAGATACGTGTCATCGCCCATCGCGACCACCGGCTGCACGTTGCACCCGTTGACCGTGACCGTTTTCGAAGAGGCGACCGGCTCCCCGTCATCGTTCATGACCGGCTTGCCGGGGACGGTGAACACGACCGTCTCGCCGTGCAGCATGTCGCTCACCATGCACCCGCCAAACGGTAGCGTTGCACGCACGCGGACCACTGCGCCGAATAACCGACCTGCAACTGCGTGTTGAACGAGCGTGATTCCGTGCCCGTGGTCATCGCCGTGTAGGCGTTGCCCGCGAGCATCGGGTACATGGCCGTGGCCTGGTCCATGACGACCTCCTGCACGTCCTGCGGGATATCCGCATAGCCATGCGTGTACCTGACGGTTACCGACCGCCACAGGTCCGGCATGGGCATGTCGAGACGCAGCATGCCGGACTCGGACCACTCGAAGTCGCCGGGACCGTAATCGGTTCCCGCGATGTTCAGAGAGTCGACGGAGACGATGGGCGCGCACGGCAGCAGCAATGTTCTGGATCCGTGCGCGTCGAGCGTGAGGGAATCAGTGGCGAGGCTTATCGGGTTCCGGGTCTGGCCCCTGAACCGTGCGCTTGCCAGATCGAGGGCGAGCAGCATCCGCTCGTCGCTTGGCTCCACGCCGAGTTTGGCCGCCATCAGGGTCGTGTCCGCCAACGGCGTCATGCCCTCGTAATGCTGCGGTTCGGTTGTCATCCTCGACCTCGATTCCCAACCGGACGGCGTCCTCCCTGCGATAGCGGACGCCATCCACGACGATCATTCTGGTCATCACGCACCCTGCGCGGTCTTGAAGTCGCACACGACGATCTCGGCCGGCTTGTAGATGACCTGGGCGGAACGCTGCTCGGCGCGCACGTACACGAGATTGCGGCGCGCGTAGTCGGCGTGCTGATTGAACGCCTCGATGGACAGCGGTTCGCGCTGCAGCAGCTGGATGGTCTGCAGGTTGCCGACCAACGCCGTACCCACGGCGAGCGCCTGGGAGACGACGTAGGGGTGTCCCCACAGGGTCGTGGGGCCTGCGCCGAAGGGTCCCTGGCCGTAGAAGCGCTTGTTGGCGTCTTCCATGAGGTCGAGGGTTTCGGCGTCCTCCGGGGACAGGACGATGGCGGTGATGGGCGCGCCGATGCGGTTGAGCAGGCCGATGGCCTTGCGCACCGTCTTGGGGATGTTGAGCGGGTCGGCGACGTCGACCGCGCCCTGGTGCTGCACGCCGGTGGTGTTGAGCAGGCCCGTGGGCTCGCCGTTGGTGCCGGAGCCGTTGAGCAGCTTGTCCTGGATGACAGCCTTGATGTTGTAGCCGAGCTGCGAGTTCAGGTAGCTGGCGAACGCGCCGGCGTCAGAGAGCATCTGGTTGGTGACGGTGTACCCGTCGGCGTAGGTGTACACCTTGCCGGTGGCGAGCTGCGCGCCCATGTCGGACAGTGGTTTGACGGTCGTGTCTCCGGGCTTGATCTCGTCGGGCACGAGAGCGGCGTTGCGGGTCACGGAGGTGATCTGCAGGTAGTCGAACGACGGGCCGTCGATGGTGCCGTAGGAGATGAGGTCGAGGAAGTCGAGCGGCTTCGCGTAGGTCAGGTCCACGGTGGGCATGCGCCGCGCGGGGATGGCACCGTTGGGAAGGGATCCGACGGACAGCGGGTTCGGGTCGGCCTTCTGGCCGCCGACGTACGTCTTGGCGAGGTTCAGGTTGGAGCCTTCGCCGAGACCGCTGGGATTATGCCCCTTCCAATCCTTGTAGGTGGCGGACTTGACGAACACGTCGCCGATTCCGGACGGCACAGCCTTCGCCTCGGGCTCGTTGGGACGCTCGTCATGCAGATGGGTCAGGTCGACGCCATTCTTTCGACCGGCTTCCTCGACCGCGGACTTCATGAGTGCGGCTGATGCCGCCTTCGCCTCGTCGGCGGTTTTGATCTTCGCCTGCAGGTCGTCGGTCGAAGACTTCAGTTCGACGATGCGTTTCTGCTCGTCAACGGTGAAGTCGCGGTCCTTGGCCGCCTCGTTGATGTTCTTGGCTTCGGTGAGCGCTTCGGATAGCTGTTCACGCAGTGATTTCATGTGATTCTCCAATCATTCCCTGGAGTGCTATCCAGGAGTCGAGTTGGCCATGCGATTTGCCGGCCGTTTGTTTCTTCCTGTCCGACTGGTCGCCGGGCACAGATGCGTGGAGCTCGTCGCGGACGAATCCACGGACAAGATCCTTGAGTTGGGACGGGTCGAAACCGTTTTTGAACGGGTTCCGCTCACCGGGGGGCGTTCCCGCCTTGTCGGGTTCCGTGTCAACCGGCGCGGCCTCGGTGGATTCGCCGGTTTCGTCGGATTTGGTGCCGAGCAGTCGCGTGTCAGGGTTCATGCCTCGCCAGCAGGGGCCTACCTCGAGAAGGTTCACGTCGTTCAACTGTCGGTAGGAGCCGCCGGCGCCGTCCGATTTCATCGAATAGCCCCCCTGCGGCACCGAATAGGCGAAGCTGAACTGGTCGATGCGCTTCTGCGCCATGAGGTTGAACACCTGCACGGCCTTGGGGTTGTCCATGTCGAGCTGCGCATCGACCACAAGGCCCTGCGGGGTTTCCTGCATGCTTTTCACGACGCCGATGTTGCTGAACGGGTCGTCGTGATCGTGGTTCCAGTAGACGGGCAGCGGATGCTCTCCCTTCGCCCATTCGTCGACGCTTTTGCCGAACGCGCCAGGCAGCACCTTGTCGCCTCCCATGTCGATGTTGTTGAACACCGACACAAGTGCCGTGAAACGCCCCTGCGGGGCTTCAGTGCCATCACCGATGGACTTGAGTTCCACCGGCGCGTATGCCGTGTTGAATGTCATAGCGATGCTCCATTCGTGATGTTCTGCGAGCCGGAATCATGAGGTGATGCCTGGGTACCGCCGCCGCGAACCGTGTTGAGCGGCGTGAGGATGTCGTCGTATGCGCCGCCCTTGGAAGGCAGTCCGTCGCGTCTGCGCCCCTCGTCGACGCTCATCCACGGGCCGCCGACCGACGAGCTGATGACCTCGGCCTTCTCGAGGAACGAACCGTCGAGCGCCGAATCCATGTCGTAGGCGACGCGGATATGATCGTCCGGCTGCAGGTAGGGGACGATCTGCGCGTTGATGCATCCCTCGATGCGTCGGAACGTGGGCCCCAGCGTCTCGCGGTAGAGGGCATCGCGGAACGCCTGCGTGCTGCCGTAGTTGGCCTGTCTCGCGCCGACCATTTCGGGTGGGACGCGATAGGCCGATGCGACCTCGATGTCAGTCAGGGTACGGCCCTCGACCTCCTGCGTCTCCTTTGGACTGAACGCCTTGATCTCATTCCACTTGATGACGCTTTCCAACACGGGGCTTTTGCCCTCCAGGCCACCACCGTCCACGTAGTTCGACAGGTCGGCCTCGAGACGTGCGCGCGCCGTGTCGCTCAACGGCTGTTCGGCGCCCTGGTCGTGCGTCCAGATGCCGGGTATGCGCGCCATGCGCTTCCACAGGCTCCTCCGCCATTTGACCGACTCCGTGTACTCCTGCAACGTCTGCGACAACGTGACGGCCGGCGCAACGCCGTTGGATGCACCGTACCCCTCGTCGAACAGCAGGCCGGAGAGCGGGAACGACGTTGCTATGCCATGCGAACCGGGGAGCACGATGTCGATGCCGTCCGTATCCGTGTAATCCGTCTGCGTGAACCGCCAGCAGAACGTCGGCCAGCGTTTCAGCTCGTAACCGGACGGCGCATCGGCATTGAGATTCAATTGCGCCATCGTCCGGTCGTAGATCAGGAAGTCGGTCAGCCAGTCATACCAGAACTTCTGCGCCGGGAACATGAGTCGCGGCTGTCTGAGCAGCTCCCACACGGGGCCGTCCGTGACCTCCTCCGCTCCGTTTGCCGTGTCCCTCATGATCTTCAAGGGGACGGCGGAAACGTTCGACGCGATGAAATCGATGACCTTACGCAGGCTCGGCTGCTGCGACCAGAGCGTGAAGTTCTGCGAGTACGCGATCAACGGCATGCCGGCGTCCGGCGACACCACCTCGCCCGCGACCCTCCACGGTTGCGATAGTGACGTCATATTCGACACGGCATCCAGCGACTTTGATTCGACCGTCGCATGGTCGGGCCAGAAGAAACTCACCTACGAGACCCCCTCCATGAAGCGAACAGCAGGAACACGCCCGCCGCTATGAACGCCAACGGAACGAAGATGAACCCCAGTCCCGCACAGATGGCAGCGGAACCAAGGACGAACAGACAGTCGACAAGCCACTCAGGCATACAAACCACCTTTTTCATAGACGCTTCTGCGCCGTATCTGACGTGTCATCGCCTCGGACAGAGCGTCGAGGGTGGCGGCCACGCCGTCGATCTTGTCCCTCGCATCCGCCTTCGACGGTTGCACGTTGCCGTTCACATCGCTTTTCACTGCCAGATTGTCGACATTCCACCGCAGCACGGGATTGCCACCATGCCGGAACAGAGGATGCTCCACGTCACCGGTCAGCAGAAGCCGTTGCAACTCCTTCAACACCGGAGACAGGGTCTTGGCACCCTGGCGAACAACCGTGAACCGGGATTCGGCGACACCCTGGTCCTGCAGATCATTGACCACCTGCGTGGCGTTCCACGGGTCGTAGCCGATGGTCTGCACGTCGTAGTCGCGCAGGTCGTCCAGGATCCTTCGCTCCACATACCCGTAGTCGGTCACGTCGCCGGGCGTGAGCGTGAGGAAACCCTCACGCACCCACTGCGACGCGTTGCCAGAAGTGCGACGGTCGAGGTCGTCAAGATTGCCCTCCGGCGTCCAGAACCTGACCATGCAGTCGTATGAGCCGTCATCACGGGGGAACACGAGGCTCCACGCCGTCAGATCGGACACGGCCGCGAGATCCCACCCGCCGAAGCACGGTTGACCGGCGAACTTGGACGGCATGTCGAGCGCCGGCAGCCTGCCGGCGTTGCGATCCCACGAATCGAGGGTGATGAACCGCGTCTCCTGCTTCGTCCTGATGCCCAGATGCAGTCGAAGGTAGCTGGCGAGGTTCGCTGGCGAGTTCCGTGCGTGCAACGCCTGCTTGGCGAGGTAGTCGGCGGCCGGGGAGACGCCGTAGCCGGGATTGGCCTTCATCTGCGTTTCCACTGCGAACGGGTCGTCCGTCTCGTCGGCGCCCCACACGACCCCGTACCACGAGGCGTCCGTGATGGTGACCTCAGCGAGCTGCTCCACGTACCGACGCGTCTCGTCATAGATCGTGTGCGTCTTACCCGCGTCAGGCGTCGTGATGTAGACACCCAACGGCTGCGTACGCGAACCACGACCCGTCTGCAGCGTGTGCACCAGGTCGGCGCTCTTGTACACGTGCAACTCGTCGCAGATGAAACAGTGCAGGTTCATGCCGTGCGCCGCATCCGCCGCACTGGAGATGACCTCCATGTACGATCCGGACGCCGGATGCACGATGCGCTTCTGATGCGCCTTCATCACACCCTCAAGCGCCGGAGTCTTCTCCACAAGCTGCTTCACCGGCTGGAAGACGAACCCCGCCTGATGCTCCGTCGAAGCGGCGCACACCACCTGCGCACCCTGCTCGCCGTCAGCGCCAAGCATGTACACCGCGATGCCACCCGACAGCGTTGACTTGCCGTTCTTACGCGGCACATCCACATACAGGTCGTTGACGATGCGGACATAACGGCCATCCTCGCCCGGATGCAGCCAGCCGAACGCCGGCGCCAGTATCCACGCGACCTGCCATGCGGCCGGATCCAACGGTTTCCCGGCCCACTTGCCCTGCGTATGACGCAGCATGTGGAACGCGGCCAGCACCCGGTCCACCCGATCGGGAGAGAACACTGCGCCATCCACGTCACGCGGCTCCGGAACCTTGATCTTGGGAGCCTGCCATGCCTCCGGAAGTTCCAAACCACGGGACAGCATGTAGGCGGCGACCTCCGGAGACATCTTCAACGCCTCAAGCGTCGCCGCATCGGGAAGGTCAACCTTATCCAAATCCCGCGGCGAACGGATTGTCGCTTTCCCCATCCTCATCATCCTTACCGGCCACATTCGCCTCGGAGGCCGGCGTCAGACCGAACTCATGCGCGAACGCCCGTATGTCGGCCCTCGCCGAACGCAACGTCGATACCGCAGGATGCTGTTTCAGCGAATCATTCGCGCGAATCGACTGCGAACCCGCCTCCTTGAGCTCCTTGGTCGCCTCACGCATCTGCCAGACCGCGATGCAATACGCCTCAAGGCTCGGACCGTCGACACGTTTCAGAATCCCGCTGCCCGCCAGCTCCTCCACCACCTGCTTCCAGACCCGTTTCGCCGGGTCCGGCAGGTATGACGGCATGGAAGGACGAGAATCGGAAAAACCAACCGGCTTCTCCAACTTCCGACCCCCGGAGTCGCGCCCATCCTTCCGACCATTGATGACCCTGAGCTGCAATGGTGCCTTCTGCGGACCGCGACGACCCATCCAGCACCCCCTCCAAAACGAAAAACGAAACGAAAAACCTGAGACGCGAAAAAAAAGGCCTCGGCGCGCGCGGACGGAGGGTCGCCCTCCAATTTCGCGAACGCCCATACCCCAGGGGTGCCATGAGACGAACGAGGATGGCCGCTAAGCGTCGAACCCCAACCGGCGCCACACATCCATCGCATCCACGCCGGAAGACTCCTCAGAGGCGTTCCTGCGCTCGCGGTCGAGTCGGCGTTTGCGAGCCATCGCGTAAGTCTTCTTCAAGTGGCATTGATGGCACAGCGTCTGTGTGTTGGCGAGGTCGTAAAGCGCGCCGTCGTCGGCGATTTCGCGGATGTGGTCGACTTCGTTGCCGGGTTTGCCGCAGATGACGCACGCGTGATGGTCGCGTCGCAGCGCCTGTCTTCTGACGCGTTCCCAAAGCGCGCGGTTGATGACGGCCGTGTGTTTGGATTGGCGCTGCCACAGTTCCTGGTGTTCGTCGCAGCGTCCGCGATGCGTCGCCTTGTTCGTGCAGCCAGGGAACGTGCAGCGTCCGCTTGGGCGCGTGGGCATCAGACGATCGTGATGCCGAGGTGGCCGAGCGCGTCGAGGAACCGGTCCTGGTAGATGCGCATGCCGGCCTGCTCCCAGGCCGCGGCGGCTCGTTCCCGGGTGACCTCCGTGGTCCCGTCCGGGGTGAGGCTGTCCGCTATGCGGGTGAGCTGGTGTACTGCGTCCGCCAGGGTGGCCGGTGTCGGCTTGTCTGGCGTGGGTGTGGGATCGTATTCCTGCGGCATGGCGATCCTCTCCCGGGTTACGTGGGTTGCCCGCTCCCATCCGCCTGGATAGGGGGCTTGTGGATTGTGGTGGGGCGGGCAAGTGGTTTGCGGCGGGATCCGACCCGGTCGCTCCTGACTTGTGAAGTATGGGCCGGACGTTGAAATGTAGCCGTCCGGCTTATGTTGCCCGGGGAAGTACGCCGGTACACGCGGCTATGAAGCCGGGCAAGTATTGGGTTGTTGGCATCCCATCTATGGAAATCACCAACTGTATAAAGTATGGCGGTGACAGTCACGGATTCCAAATATCGGTGACAGTCGGTGACAGTCATCGTATTGAAGCCTTCCACACGTCCCACACTCGGTAGATCAGACTGCCGTGATCGTCTGCCACCGGCCGCAGGATGCCGCGCTTGTGCCACTGGTTGATGGTGTTGCGTTTGATGTTGATGCCATTGGTCAGCAGGAGCTTGGAGACGGCGGACGCCGTGCCCTGGGCGTGCTCTCCTGATGTGAGGGCGCAGGTGAGCAGGTGCTGCTCCTGCACGTCTGTCACTTTTAGTGTCTCGCCGCACTTGCAGACGATCCACTGGCCGGCGATCTCGGTGTCGGTGCACCATAGGTCACGTTCGCAGTGGGGGCATACGCCGATGAGTCGACGGTCCTCGGGCGGGGTCAATTGCATGGCGAGCTTGTGCCGGTAGCGGTCGGCGATGGCGATGACGTGCCGGGAGTCGCGCCGCTGCAGGAGTCTGCCCGTACGCTGTTCCGCTGCCTTGAGCAGGCTTTCCGCGGGCATGTGGGAGTTGTAGTGCAGCGTCAATGCCCGGCCGAGCATGTCCGCGAAGGTCACGATGTCGGTCTGGAGCTGATAGGCGCTCATGTTGAGCGGGATGGGTGCCACGGAGCGTTTGCTGCCACCGTGCTGCCTGGCGGTCACGCTGGCCTTGCGGGCGGCGATGAGGCGCAGCTCTGGAAGCCCAGCGGCCAGCGAGTGGAGGCTGTTGGCGAATCGCGTGGCGCAATTGCCGCAGTAGTCCGTGCCGGCCGTCGCCGCGCCGCACTGTTTGCATTCGGTCAAAATTCCGGCCCCTTGTCGTTCGCGGTTTCGATGACGGCTTTGACGAGCGCGATGGGCTGTTTGAGCAGGTGCGCGGTCTCCTCCGACGAGTAACCGGCATCTGCCCATTTGAGGATCATGTCGATCGTTGACTGCTTCATGCTTTGTCCTTCAAGTCCTTGTCGAATGCGGGGCATCCGGTGTAGTTCACGCCATCCTCACGGACGATCATGCTCAGCGCTAGGGAGAGCGCGAACGCATATCCTCCCAACCACTGGTCGGGAACCCCGTATTTCGCGTTATGCTCGATCATCCCGTGCAATAGCAGTTGTGTTTCAGCGCTCACGATTCACGCTCCCGACTCTTCGCGAGGGCCTTCATGGCGATGCCCATTGCTCCTATGCCGTCATCCTCCCTGTCGTTGATGGAGGCGTCGAAAGCGGCCTCCATGACGGCCAGCCCATCGTCCGCACCCTCGCGCATGGCCTTTTGCGCTTCGTTGTATCGGGTTTCGTTTCGTTTGCTCATATGCCCAGGCCTCCGGAGACGAGCCAGCCTATCAGCGAGAACATCGATAGAACCGCGAGGAGTGTGCAGATGGACATGAACGCCGCTTCACCGTCACGCAGCATCATGCGTCTTTCCGCGTGGACCCGGCAAATGATGTATATGGGGATGACGCATAACGCCACCGTGGCCATCACCCAAAGGGCCAAGCCTATGTTCCTGCCTATCATGCTTCCTCCGTCATGGCGAGCGCCGCTTGTCGTGTGATGGCTCTGGATAGTTGCATGGCTGATGTCGCTGGCAGCGTGATGCGCGCCCGCTGCCCTTGCTGGATGATGGTGATTCGTACCCGGTCGAGTTCGTGTTCGACGGTGAAGTCGGCGTCCCCATGTGTGGTGGTCATTGTGCCGCCTTTCCGAGGTATTTGGTGAGTGCCTGGTTGATACGGACGAGCAACGGGTCGGTGATCTTCACAACGCATATGTCGTCGATGAAGTCGATGCTTTCGGATGCTTTGATGTAGCGGCTGACGCGTGCGACGCGTTTGTATTCGCCATCGTGCACTGAGGCGTCGAAGGTGGCGATCTCCTCGGCCATGCCGCTGGTGACGGTGCCGTCCATGGTGATGACCCAGAGCATGTCCGCCTGCCGCACCCATTGCAGGGCGGCATCCAATCCCATACGGCGGGGTATGCGGCCGATGTTCGGGTACAGCAGGTGCGAGGCGAACGGCGCGTCACCATTGTTGAGGCATTCGCCGCACGCCTGCCTGGCGACGTCGAGATTCGCCTCCGACCCCTGATACGGACTGCAGATGTAGACCTTCATGCTTCCTCGCTTTCATACGGGTTCGACAGTGGTTTGTCGGCTTTGCCCTGAGCCCAGGCGATGCCCGCGTCCTTGCCGATGTTCCACGCCATGGCGAGCGCCGACAACGGTGTGGTGGGTGTGGTGATCTCTTCGATCGAATTGAATTTGAACAGCCAGGAATATCCAGGTCTGGTGATGCCCAGGACGTCCACGGCCTTAGTCATGGCCTCCCGCTTGTTGGATGCGGTCACCGTGAATGGTTCCGCCCGATCCCAATTCGGGTAGTAGTACCCCTCGATGTCCTTCTCCAGGGCTTTCCCTTTGAACCGATACCTGCTCATGCGAGCGCCTCCTTCCTTGTTCCGTGTCCCGTGAACGCGTCGGTGTCGGCCCAGTCGAGCGCGGCGATCATCCACTTGAACGTTTCCCAAGACACGACTCCGCCAGCGATCTGCACGGGCGTCTTGCGTTGCTTCGATGGTCTCGCTCCGGGCCGTGACCCGTATGCGCGCATGGGACCCGTGTAACCGTGGGTGCGCGCGTAGTCGATGACCGTGTCGGCCATCTCTTTGGATGTGCGTCCGGAACCGTTGAGCGCGTATGACACGGATGCCTGCGTCAAGCCAAGCGCCTCCGCGATGGTTCTCTGCGAGATCATGATTCCTCCTTCAACCCCAACGCCTTGCGAACCGTCGGATCGTATTCGCGCACGGCAATCTGATCGGTGCCATGCGTGACGCATTCAAGCTCATATGCCCTGTCCAATGCGATGAGGTTCGCCACACGCAGCTGCTCCGCAACAGCCAACAGCCCCTGCACCATGGCCTTACCCGAGCAATCCGGCATCTCACTCACCGTCCTTGCGATACGGATTCACGTTCCGGGTGTTATGCAACCCGTCACCCAACCCGATCAGATACCCCTCATCCCAAGCGCTCGCAGACACGTCCACATCACCCACAACCGGCCCATCCTGCGCCCCAGAGCCAACACCCGAACAATCAGACACACCCACACCCACAGAGCCATACACAAGGCGCTCGCGGTAATACCGGTACAGTTCCATCGAGTCATGCAGGCAAGCCATCACACGATGATTCGTCGTACGCTCTGGACGATGCGCATACACATCCGGATACAAGTGCTTCGCGATCATGTCCAGGACGCTCACATCCATCAGACGGTGCGATATGCCACCCAGCGGGTCCGGCGTGACGTTGCCGGTCATCGCGCTCAGGAAGCCGCGATCGAAATGCACCGACGACCCGGCAAGAACGACAGGCCCCACCCGCAATGCCTCCAACCATGCGGCCACCATCCTCGACGCCTTCACCTCATCGACATCCGACCGATAGCATTCCCGCAGCAAACCGTTGCGCACATGCATGCCGGCCGCGACCTCACCCACATGCGCCCACACGTCCACCGCATTCTGGCAGACCACCACATGCAACGGCTTCACCCCGGCGACGGGGTTCAGCTCCCAATCCGTGGCGATCATCCCAACCTCCAGGACCACGTCGCGACCGGGGGTCAATCCCGTCGTCTCCACATCCGTCCACACCAGTACTTCACTCATTACAAACCTCCTCGATCACGAAACGAATACGATGCAACCCCTTCACGCCGGTCACTCC